GGAGAAACCCCTCTATGTAAAATTTACATAGAAACACAAGATGACTCTTGTGCGTTTCTCTCCTAGGCTTGATCCAATGAATTGGACCGAGGTCACGTAACGGCTGAAGAGCCCTTACCGACGACGTCACAATGACGAGTGCGTGTGTTATACACACCTCTCAACCCATTGGATACAATTTAACAGCCTAATAAGGATCTGGATAATCATAAGTTTCTGAAGATAGTAATTTATTACGACCTTCAATAAACTCTTTGGTCATCCTAGAAACCTTATTAAGCAAGGCTGCTTGATTGTATAAAACAAGTTGACTTTGTCGTTTCGTCCAAACTTGAGTAGGATCGACAGCACGCTGATAGGGACTGTCTAAGACAATCTTTCTATCACGCGCGTTCTCGAAATCCTTTCTCAAGCAGTCAAAAGTAGCCTGCAAATCTTGCAGGTTATTTAAGACTACTCGGACGGGAACGATAAATCGAAGTGCCGACTGAGAATCCAAGCCTTCAGGAAGCAGACCAGCTAACGAATTCAATTCAGAAAGGAATTGGTTCAATAGCTTAGTCTGTTTCTTGATTGCCTCTTCTAGAACATTAGTTTTAGCCTCAGCAAGCCATGCCCAGAATAAATTCAGGGCATACTTGTTAGGACTACAACCAATTACATTATCCATGTACATCTTATCAAAGTATAACGCTTTGAGAAAATGTGCACGATATGACTCCCCCTTAAGGGGGAGGTTATAGAAGCCCATAGCTTTAGTACCCAATCTATAGGCATAGCCTACAGATTGACCACTAATAGTTATGAGTTCGGCAAACAATCTTCGGGTCGCTAAATAAGAATTAGGACACCACCGAGCTTCCACATCTCTAATGAATGAAACAGCAGTGTACCATTTAAGTACCTTGCTATCACATAAAATAGAGAGAGGAGCTCCTGTCATCTCTTGCCCTCGATGTATCCATCTCTTAGCGAATTCATATGTGTCAATAGACACATGTGACTTCTGCTCAGAAATAGATACGCCTAACTGAGAAAGGATAGTTCGATATTGCTCGGCAACAGCACTGTTCGTAAGAACAATGTCGTCACCTAGCAATGCATAATTACTGAACGACGGTTTCAAACCCGCCCGTACAGCAGCTATACGAACCACCAAGTGATGAGATAGAGCAAAGACTGCCCAGGAAGAATATGCACCCATAGGCTGACCAGATCGATATTTGATCGACTCGCCAGTCCACGGTACACTAAACTCCCTGTCAGCAATCACTCTAGCCCAAGCTTGTGCATAATTTTCTGATCCAACTACAGCAGAGACCACTATCTTCTGGAATTCCAGAGGAAAGCGATCTGTTGCTGCAGTCAGATCATATGAAAAATATGGACCCTTCTTAGGTAGGTGAGTAACAAAGGATGCTTGATCAAAGGTACAATCACCACGTACCCTCTTCAGTAAGGAAAACAATCCTAAGTGGAGAGGGCGTAATGATGATTGTGACCAATAATCAAGGATTGCAATAATCCTAGACTTAGCTTCCTTGTCCTTAATAACAGACAATTTTGATAGAATCCCTTTAGGGGTAATACCAAAATGCTTGTTAAAAGAATCAAGAGAGAAGGTCTTTAGATTGTCAATCAGATGATTGATCTTATTACCAGTAAGGATACCCAAATCTTGGATATTCTGATCTGTTAAATAAGATAAATCACTCATCGCGCCCATCATTGCTTGACCGTTCGGACCAGCTTTGGTAGAAAGATGAAGGTCTTCCCATATGGGAAGACCAGTAAACCACCCTAAAGACTTTGTAGTAGCAAATATCTCCTTCCGAAATAATTCGGAACTTACGGAGGTACTTGGCACTACAACAGTAGATAGGTCAGGTACCCTAGACCCTTTAATCAGTCGTGACACAAGTAATAACGTGTGACACAACCGCTTAGAGGCTAGGTCATCTTTCCGCATTAGATCAGTTAGCTTACCAACTATTGGTAAACCATCAGATGTAACACGGACACCATCGCTTGGGGATTCAATTAAAGGTTGGCCACAAATGAACCTAGTGTATAATAATCTACATCTTTTGATGTATACTATTGTATCAATAGGTCCACGAGTAGCCAATCGTTGATTAATCAACTCGAACCATTCAGCAATGACAGCCTGGGATTCCAACACATTAAGATAATAGCTATTTAACAAAGTAATATACTTTGGTAAACAAGTTAACATTCTTAATGATTTGTTGAAAGCTCAGAGTTACAAGACACCGAGTGACTAGCACGATGTCAGGTGGATATTAAATACTACTAGGAAACTAGTGGGATTAACCACAAGTGTTCTGTTCGGGTCTCATCCAGAGACCAGGCTTGCCCTTCCTTGTCAGAAGAACAGGTCTAATTTAGACGTATTCC